CGTTCTTCTACATCGAATAATCTCATCTTTGCTCTATCTACTCCAATAACAAATCTCTTATTCAAACCAATATCATTATAACGATTCTTCAATTGCTTAACCATTATCTGATTCAAGCCTTCCAATTCCTCATTAGAAATCAATGCGAACATTAAGTCTGCAGTTGCTGGTAGACCAAATGACTCAGATGTGTTAGTAAGATCAACATCAGACGAATCAAAACCTTCACGGTTTACCTGAGTTGCTGTTACAATTGGTACATTGAACTCTACAGCTAATCCACGAATCTCTTCTGCAATAGACTTGATGTATGTGTATGAGTTAATAGAACCACCCATACCTTTCATCCTAGCCGACGCACAAATGTTCAGATAATCTATAAAGATAATATCTGGAACCATCTTCCGCTTTAACTTGATCTCAGACAATAATGCTCTGAAGTGACCAGTATGTGCTGTTGCAGTTGGATACTCCTTAATAATGATCTTGCCTTGAGTCTTAGTAGATATCTTATTTACCTTATTGATAAAGTTATCATGTTCTAATGTATCTAACTTTGCAATATCAACATTCAATAAGTTAGCATCAATACGTTCTGCTATTTTCTCTTCTGCCATCTCACAAGTAATGTATAATACATTCTTACCCATCGACATAGCTGCTGCTGCCTGATGACACATGAACAACGACTTACCAACACCAGTTCCTGCTAATATAACAGATAAAGACTTACGAGGTAATCCACCTTTTGTGATCTGATTAAAATACGTTAGATCATATGGAATTCTTTCTTCTGTAGCATTATAGAACTCAAATCGACCTTCTGCATCATCGATATAATCGTGACCAACAGATGAATCGAATGTTACTGCTAATGCCTTTGTCAATAGATCTGGCATTGCATCCTTACTTAATTCTTTATGAGTACCATTAATGATCTCAATTGAATCCATTACTGCAAGATGTAACGCTCTATCCTGACACCAACCTTCTGTACGATCTACTAACCAATCCTTCTCTACTGCATCAACGTCTGCTTTTAATAGAGTCTTTGCTTCTTCATAATTACTAGAAGTATCAAGCTCAATCAATAAAGTTTCTGCTGTAGGTAGCTTATTGTATTTATTAACAAATTTAACTATATCATCGAACACATTACGAGATACACCCTCGAAGTATTCCCTCTTAATAAAAGGGATTACCATTCGAGTGAATTCTTCATTAATGCACAGGTTTCTAATTATCAGCTGTTCCAGATTCAACTTTATCTCCCATTCTGTATTCACCACTTTCTAATGATGTGTATAATATATCTTCTAATGCTTCACCAAGGACGTTATGTAGATCATTTCCACTAACATCAACATCCCATGGATTATCTATAACATCGTAGTGGAATGATAACTGTGCTGTACCATCCCCAAGTTCCTTAGCAGAAACACTACCATACATTGCTGATACTCCAAAGAACTTATTCTCTGAGTCTGTTATACTAACACCCCATCGATCTTCATCTTCCATCGCGATCATTTCATAGAATTTACTGGTCAAAGTCGATCTCCCCTTCTAGCATTGGCTTACATGCAATTGTGTAGTAGTTTTTAATGAACTCTTTAAAGTTTGTTTCTTTAAAGATCGGATCCCAGAAAGAGCTCTTCAGAGTTTCTTTCTCACGACACTTATCGCCATACATCTCTCCTGATGTAGTATCAACTCGCTGATACCAACCATTAGATGGTTTGGCTACATATGATCCTGCTAATGCTAATGGCAACAATCCACTATACTTCTCAATACCACCATCCCACGTTACACTGATTGGAATCTTTGACTTCTCTTTAACGAATCGAGACTTCTCTACGTTAATGATAAAGTTATATCCAGCAATCTCTGTACCAACTTTCTCTTGTTGACGACCAATGATCCAGATGTTATCTGCAGAGTAATATATACCAGTACCACCAGATACGATGTTCTTTGGATATAAACCGATCTCCTGATACGTATGGTTGATAGCTAACATTGGAATGTCTTTCATAGTTAGATATGGAGTTACCATACGGAATAGACCTTTCAGAGCTTTTGCTCGTGACATATCAGCTACAGACTTTTCTGACTTAGCATCTTCAAGTTCTTTCTTAGATGCAAGGTTACCGATAGAATCGACTACGATCATTACCTTATCTTTACGATCCATTCCTTCTAGCTGAGCTACGATATCAAACTTCAACTCTTCTACGTTTGCAATTGGAGTATGCAGAACACGAGATGTGTCGATACCAAATGATTCGAAGTATGATGCTGGAGAACCAAACTCAGAGTCATATAACAATATGATACCATCCTTATGAGCTTCCAAGAATGCTGCAGCCATCAGTAATGCAAATGATGTCTTGAAGTGCTTAGATGGTCCAGCCAGTACTGTTAATCCTGAAGTAACACCACCATCAACATTCCCTGATAATGCAGCATTAATCATAGGAACTGGTGTAGGTGTCACATCAAGATTCTTAAAGATCTTAGAGTCAACTAATGAATCAGTTGCCTTGATCTTTGAATTACTTTTTAGTTTATCCATTATGGACATAATGTTCTCTCTCAATTATTAATTTCTTAGGTATATTATACTATAGTTTGAACTAAAAGTAAACGATATTCTGATCTTTTTCTCTTTTAATCGAATCGTATTGCGAACGCACTTTGTTGTTATACTCAATGGCTGCGTCTAGGATAGGTAGATCATATTCCCAGGCTAGTGCCTTTATGTCTTTAGGGAAGCATGATCCCCCAAAACCAAGTAGTCCATCTGGTCCTGGCACCTGCATATGAGATGGTCCAAGCCTAGGCTCTGCTGCAAGTATATTCTGGAACACATCCCAATCCCCTTCAAACTTCTCTCTGATACTATTGAAGAATGCTACCTTAGTTGCTAGGAATGTATTGATTGTGTATTTGACCCATGATGCAGTAGTCACATCTGTAATGTATACACGACATGGCTTACATACAGATAGATCATCATATAGCTCTGATACTCTCTCACACGCAGCATAATTACCACCGAACACTCTGAACTTAGGATTCAAGAAATCATTCAATGCATTATTCTCACGAAGGAACTCTGGATTGTATATAACATTCTCGAACATATGATACATACATTCGATCTGCTCAGGCACAATAGTAGACTTGATTACTTTAACGAGGTACTTATTACGCTCATGTAATTCAGCTAAAACATTATCTATGTTACTAGAGTCCATACACCCATCTACGCTCATTGGTGTAGGTACGCATATAAAGACTAACATTGGTTGAAATGCAACTAACTCATCATAGTTACTACCAGAGTGAGTCATAGGATCAAGAATGTATTGCTCAGTCTTAGAGAATGCAGCAGACACAGTCGAGCCAACAAACCCATTACCAATGATTGCTATTCTAGGTATCATAACGAGTACCTGCTTTCTTATACCATTTAACGAACGATTTAATACCGACCTCAATACCTGTATGAGATTCCCATCCTAATGATGTAAGGATAGAAGTATCTGCTAATGTCATCTTACTTTCATATTTGTTTGCTTTTTCATATTCAATGTTGGCTTTAATACCGGTAGCATTCTCTATGATATTAACCATTCTCTCATTAGTAATGCAACGTCCTGTACCTACGTTAATGATACTTTCTTTAGGTCGCTGATCGAGTACTAATATTAGAGCATTAATCAAGTCATCGATATGAGTGAAGTCTCTGATGTACTTACCATTACCACGTAGAGTAACAGTCTCTTCATTCATAATCTGCTGAGTGAACTTCCATAAAGCCATATCAGGACGACCCCATTCACCATATACAGTAAAGAACCTCATACCCCAACTCTTAATAGGAGCTTGATCAAATTGGGTCTCATTAACATACTTAGACATAGCGTACGGATTAGGTGGTGGATTGAGTACCATATTTTCTTTGTATGGCTTAGCTGTTGAACATTTGTTTGCTGAATATACAGATGAAGAAGATGCATATATTACAGGGATGTTGTGCTTTGTAGCACCATCGATAATATTCTGTGTGCCTATAATATTATTAGTATAATAATCAGCAGGAAACGCCAACGATTTCATAACATCTGCTGATGCAGCAAGGTGGAATATAAAATCAAATACACCAAAGTCTAACTGATCTGATTCAGTAACAATATCAACTTCCCGTTGGAATACTCCTGCTTCTTCTAACAAATCAAATCGCCTGGATCTAATTGCAGAACCATTAATGTCACGATCGACACCTACTACTGTATGTCCTCTGTATGCAAGTTCAGAACTAACATGATATCCAATGAAGCCAGCTGCTCCAGTTACTAATATTTTCATATAACACCTATATTTTTGTATGCGTATTCAATAGCTCTATCAGCTTCAA